GGATGGTCTCAATTAGGAGAAAGTAAATTAACAGGTGTAGCACGACAAATGCATCATATTGTTAATAAAGACTCACAAAAATTTTCTATTATAGGAACCAACAGAATTTTATATGCATATACTGGAGGTGTATTTTATGACATTCACCCTTTAGTTAATCCATCAGGCACAGCTATTTCAAATGCATTTAGTACAACCAACGGTCAAAAAGTTGTAACCATTACAGCTTCTTCTCATGGCTTTCAAGCTGGTGACATTTGTTTATTTGGTGACTCAACAACATTTAGTGCAATAACTAATTCTAATTATAGTTCTGCAACTTTTTGTGACAAAAAATTTATGGTTACTGAAATTGTAGATGCAGATAATTTTAAAATTACAGTAGAAAATAATGAAACAGGAAGTGGTGCTACCACTTCTGGAGGTATCACTTATTATAGATACTACCACGTAGGTCCTGCTGAACAGGTGGGAGCTTTTGGATGGGGTATAGCTTTATTTGGAGGTAAAGTATTAGGATCTACAACTACAACTTTGAATGGAGCTCTATTAAATGACACTGCCGGTACAGGTGGATCAGGAACTTCTATTACTTTAACAAATACTACAGGCTTTCCAACATCGGGAACTAATTATATTCAAGTAGACAATGAAGAAATTTCATACACAGGTGTGTCAGGAAATGATTTAACCGGTATTACAAGAGGAGCAAGAGGTTCTAGTAAAGCAGCTCATTCTAATGGGGCAACGGTTACCAATACTTCTGATTGGACTGGATGGGGATCAGCTGCCGCGAACACTGATAAAGTAACAGACCCAGGACTTTGGTCCATTGATAATTTAGGAGATAATGTTATCGCTCTAATTCATAACAGCGCAGTATTTGAATGGGATTCTGCTGCAACTAATGCTACAGCAACTAGGGCTACTATTATTTCTGGAGCACCCACAGCATCAAGAGATATGTTAGTATCAACACCTGACCGTCACTTAGTTTTATTTGGAACAGAAACCACAATTGGAACTACATCAACACAAGATGATATGTTTATAAGATTCTCTTCTCAAGAAGATATAAATACTTGGGCACCAACAGCAACCAATAGTGCTGGAACACAAAGACTGGCCGACGGATCACGGATCATGGGAGCTAAACTTGGTAAGTCTGCAATTTATGTATGGACTGATACAGCTTTATTTACCATGAGATTTGTAGGTACTCCGTTTACTTTCGCCTATGATCAAGTAGGTACAAACTGTGGATTAATAGGAATGAATGCATCTGTTGAAGTGGATGGTGCTGCGTACTGGATGTCTGAGAATGGTTTCTTTAGGTACACTGGTAAACTAGAATCTATGGACTGTTTAGTAGAAGACTATGTTTATGATGACCTTAATAAAACTTCTAACCAATTAATATATTGTGGTCTTAATAACTTGTTTGGTGAGATTACTTGGTTCTATCCAACCTCTACATCTAATGTAGTAGATAGATCTGTTTATTATAGTTATTTAGATTCAACACCTGAAAGACCTATATGGTTTACAAATGCTAGCACTCTTTTCAAGAGAACAACGTGGATAGATTCAGCAATATTTGGTCTGCCTCATGCAACTGCCTATGATGCAGATGATGATACGTCATTTGATGTAATAGGTAATACTGATGGAACTACGATTTATTATGAACATGAAACAGGAGTAAATTATACTAAAGGAGGAACAACATATGCTGTTCCATCTAATATTACTTCTGGAGATTTTGATATAACCCAAGACCAACAAAGAGGAATTACTTTTAGAGGAGATGGAGAATTTATTATGAGAATTAGCAGGTTTTTACCTGACTTTATATCTCAATCAGGTAACACGGTTGTTCAATTAGACCTTAGAAATTTCCCTAATCAGTCAGCTGTAAGCTCGACATTAGGGCCTTTTACTGTTACAAGCAGTACTAACTATAAATCTTGTAGAGCTAGAGCAAGATCGGTTGCAGTAACTATCGCCAATAATACCGGTAGTGATACAACTTTAGGACAAAATTGGAAACTAGGTACATTTAGATTAGATGTACACGCAGGAGGAAGAAGATAATGCCATTTAAATCAGAGAAGCAAAGAAGATATCTATGGGCTAATGAACCAGAAATAGCTCGTGATTGGACTGATACATATGGAAGTAGAATTCAAAAAAATAAAGGTGGTGTTGCTAGTCAAGGTGGAGTAAAAAATTATTTAGGTGAACAACCAATGGTTAGTGCACCTAAGTATTGGCAGTCAAGTCCCGATCATCCAACAACAGAATTAGCTTACATTACACCAGCAGAAAAAGATTTACTTGTTAAACAAGATTTACATGGCTCACTAAAAGGTGGAGTTAACAGAGGACCATCTGGTATTATGAGTTTAAATGGATGGGGATCAAGTGACCCCGGACAAAATAGAGCTGGTTCAAGTATTAGTGCTGGTATGGATAAAAGTTCTAGTCATTCAGGATGGAGTGGAGCTTCTGCCGCTAAACATGGAAGTAAACACACAACGGCAATGAGCCCTGCTCAATTAAATTTACTCGCAGGTAAAAAAGGTTCAACAACTGTGATGCCAGGATCACATTATGGAAAAGGACCTACTAAACAAAGAAGTGGAATAGGAGGTTTAATTTTTGGAGCACTTTTAAGTATGATAAATCCTGCATTAGGAATGGCTTATAGAGGCTATCAAGGAATAAAAGGTTTAGGAACTAAATTTGGAACTCAACTAGGAGACTGGAGAGAAAATTTAACGGGATATAGAACTCAAGCTGAATGGGAAGAAGCAAGACAAAATAGAATTAATCAAAAAAGATTAGATAGATTGTTTGCGAGAAAAGACGCAGGAAAAACATATAGTCAAAAAAATCTTAATGCTTTATTGGCTCAAGGAATACAACCTAGTACTGCACGAAATGTTTTAACAGGAAGAGATTTAAATTTAAGAGGTAAATTAAATACTTCAGTACAACCAGGCATGGGCATTAACATGAGTCCTGATTACAGAGCAACACAGTTTGAAGATATGGAATACTTTGGTCCAAGTATGACTGAAAAGGAATGGCTAGACCGACAGCAAAATGAAATGATGGGTGGAATTAGCTCACGTTCACCAATGGCTGATCCAATGTGGGGTGGAATTACAAATACTAATGTTCCTCAAGGTTTTTCTCCTCAAGGAACAGTCTATCCTGGTATGTCTAGTCTCCAACAACAGTTTCCAGTTAGACCAGATTTTTATACCGGAGATAGACTTACAGAATTTGGAATGGAAAATGGAGTTATTACAAAAAATAATCAAAGATTAGTTGGTCCTTTTAGATTAGCTAACGGCGGAATAGCAAGTTTATAATGGCAAAGATAGTACAAACATTAACCCGAGCTAGTACAGAATATAGAGAAGACGTAGCACAATCTTTAGTAAGAGATTTAGATGCTGTGTTAGAAAAATTAAACACTACGTTTCAAGAAGAATTAAAACAGGAGATAGAAGCTAAAGCTTTCTTTATGGAATAATGGCTGTTGTTAATCAATATAAATTTGTAGGAATAGATAATGATACCAGTAATGGAGAATTAAATCCCTTTGGTTCTGGTAATCCTTTAGCTACTGAAACCTATATTATTAAATCTCTTTTAGTAACTTCTGCTGGCACACCTAGTCCTATTGTTACAAATAACTCTATCACAGCTATTAAATCCGCGGCTTTAACAGCTAACGTAACTAAAGAATTATTAACCCAACCATTAATAGTAGAGGGTGGAAAAACTCTTACTGTTAAAGCAGGTAGTTCAGACTCATTTGATATAGCTGTTAGCTATCTAAATATTAACAAGGAGATCACAGGATAATGGAAGTAATAAAACCAACAAAGGTAACAACAATTATTAAAAATAAAAAAACCGGAGAGGAATATAAAACCGAAGAGGAATGGAAAGCCCAGAATATCCCTGCAGAAGACATTCAAAGAGATGTTCATGTGCTTATGCCAAGTCTTGATTTGTTTGGAAAAACAAAGTAAGATAATAAACCCTAGGAAATAAGACAAAATTATGGCACTATTTGAAGAACAAATTACAGATACATTAGAGACAGGAGCCCCTTCTATTAAATACGAAGGAGATGAAGGACCACAAGATCCTAGACAAGAACAAGCCCTGATGCAATTAAAAGAAGAATACATGGAGTATGTATTCTCTCAAAAAGAATTAGGTGAGCCTGTCTTATCTTTTGAAGAATGGTATCAAATGATGTACGAA